TACCCACCACAATCAGATAAAATGGGTTTAGGTTGGGCAAGATACGATGGAACTCAATACACAATTGCAAGTCCTTATGCTTTTACTACTACTGAATTTGTTGTTCCTAATAACAAAGGAAACGTTATAGATAATCACATTCATTCTGATATTGATTACTACAAAAATAATAAACTATATGCTGAATTTGAAGCTGATGTATATGTTTTAACTATTGCTTTTAAAGCTAAGATAGGAAATGCTAATGGCTATGTAGATTTATTTTTAGAAGGTGGTAATGGTACACCATACGATAGGATTAGAGAAACTATAACATTCCCAAAAGGAAACGATGTAGAACATTCATTTGCTAAAACGTTTCAATACTATGCAGATGAAGATGTAGTAACTAATGGATTAGAAGTTAAAATAAAAGCTTCACATTCAGGAAGTATATATGATGTAATTTATTTTATTCAAAGAACACAGAATCACAAATATTAATGCTAAATAAACTAATTAAAATTATGGGTAAAACAACAAGTCCTAAAGGTGGTAAAAGAGGTTGTCTATGTAAAGATAACACTTATGATTCTAAATGCTGTAATGGTGGGTTACAAGAACAAGGTATAGGTAGCACAGTTCAACAAGGTAGTGCTACAATTACTATAGTAGATGGAACTACAACTATCGTTAGAAGTAACGGCTAATTTATTGGAATTTATAACAAATTAAAATAAAATTATTAATAACTAAAATTAAATTTTTAAAAATGAGTGTAATCAATGAAATCAAAACTCTTTTGGGAATGGAAGTGAAACTTGCCCAAATGAAACTTGACAACGGTACAGTAATCGAAGCTGAAGTTTTCGAACCACAACAAGCTGTATTTATTGTTAATGAGGATGATAGAATCGCAATGCCTGTAGGAGAATACAAACTTGAAGATGGAAACGTTTTAGAAGTTGAAGTAGAAGGTATTATTGCATCTATTGAAATGCCTGAAGAAGAAATGCCTGAAGCTGAAGTTGAAGCACCTGCTGAAGAAGAAGTAGTTGTTGAAGCTAATGCAGAAGCAACTCCTAAAAAGGTAGTTGAATCAATTACTAAAGAAATGTTCTTTTCTGAAATTGAAAAATTAAGAAACGAAATCGCTTCTTTGAAATTATCTAAAGATGAAGAAGATTTAACTGATGCAGATTTGAAATCTAAAGAAGTTGAATTGAGTGTTGAACCATTAACACATTCACCTGAAATTAAAGATGTAAAAATTCAAAGATTTGCATCTAATCGCCCAATGACTACTCAAGATAGAGTTATGGCAAAACTTTTTAATTAATAATAAAACTAAATAAATAAATAAAATGGCGACTACGACCTCGATTACGACTACTTATGCGGGAGAATATGCAAAAAAATATATCTCTGCTGCTTTACTTTCTGCTTCTACTATTGAAAATGGTGGAATTGAAGTAATGCCAAATGTTAAATTTAAATCTGTAATTCAAAAAATTGCTACAGACGGAATTGTTAAAGATTCTACTTGTGATTTCGATGCTACATCTACTGTAACATTAAGTGAAAGAATTTTACAAGTTGAGGAATTCCAAGTAAATTTACAATTGTGTAAAAAAGATTTTGAAAGTACGTGGCTTTCAATTGAGATGGGAATGAGTTCATTTGACTCTTTACCACCTTCTTTTGCAGATTTCTTAGTTGCACACGTTTCAGCTAAAGTTGCTGAAAAAATGGAGCAAAATATTTGGAGAGGTGCTGCTGCTAATTCAGGTGAATTTAATGGATTTACTGCATTGTTAGCTGCTGATGCTGCTTTGCCTGTTGCACAAGAAGTTGCAGGTACTACAGTAACTGCTGCAAACGTAATTGCTGAACTTGGAAAAGTTGTTGATGCTATTCCTGCTAAATTATACGGAAAAGAAGACTTGCATTTATATGTTTCTCAAAACATCGCAAGAGCTTACGTTCGTGCATTAGGTGGATTTGCTGCTTCAGGATTGGGTGCTAATGGTACAAACGCACAAGGTACACAATGGTTCAACAACGGAAGTTTATCTTTTGACGGAATCAAAATATTTGTTGCAAACGGATTAGCTTCTAATACTGCTATCGCTGCTGAAAAATCTAACTTATTCTTTGGAACTTCTTTACTTTCAGACTTGAATGAAGTACAAGTAATAGACCTTGCTCCTATTGACGGGTCTCAGAACGTGAGAGTGGTAATGAGATTTGCGGCAGGTGTACAATACGGAATTGTTGAAGATATCGTAACTTACGGAATCACAAATTCTGCTAACAACGCATAATTTTAGCTATCTTTTTAAAATCAGAGGGGTGGTGGAAAAAACACCATCCCTTTTTTTATTAACTTATAAAAATATAAAAAATGGCTTGTGAAATCGCTTTAGGTAGAACGGAAAAATGTAAAGACGCTACAGGTGGTCTTAAGGCAGTTTACTTTGTAAATTGGGGAGATATAGAAAGTGTAACTTATGATGACACTAATACAGATGCAATTGATGGTGTATTAGGTTCACCAAGTGCATACAAATATGAATTGAAAGGTAATAGTTCATTCGAACAAGCTATTACATCTTCAAGAGAAAATGGTACTACATTCTTTGAACAAACTTTGAACTTAACTTTAAAGAAATTGTCTATTGTAGACCACAAACAAATCAAATTACTTTCTTATGGTAGACCACAAGTAGTAGTTGAAGATAACAACGGAAACTTATTCCTTTGTGGATTAGAACACGGAATGGAAGTATCAGGTGGTACTATTGTAACAGGTGCTGCTATGGGTGATTTAAGTGGTTATACACTTACTTTAACAGGACAAGAACCTGTACCTGCAAACTTCTTGACAACTACTTTAACTTCAGCAGGATTTACTGTAGTTTCAGGTTCATAATTGTTTGTTTTTTTGATTGAAAAGGCAGTGACTTCGGTTGCTGCTTTTTTTGTTTAAGGGTATAGCATTAAATTAAAAATAAATTTTAAGGGTATAGCATTAAATAACAATAAATGATTTAATTTATTTATAAATAAAAAATTCGATGATTATTTTAAAGGAGCAGAATACACCACAAGTGTTAAAATTTATTCCTCGCAATTACGGAGCAGATACGATAGTATTAAGAAATGAAACGACAAACGAAATACAAACTATTTCTGCAACGTTTACATTAGATTCTTATTATTTATCTACTTCTAAAATATTTGATTTAAAAGAGAATACATTTTACAATCTTACTATTAAAAATGGTGTTGAGGTTGTATATAAAGATAAAGTGTTTTGCACAAATCAAGTGTTAAAAGATTACACAGTAAACAAGGATGAATATGTGGCACACGCTACAAACAACGATTTTATAATTTATGAGTAATATATCAATTGTTCAATTATCGGCTTATACAAGTCCTGTAATTCAAGAAAACAAAAAATCAGATTATATTGAGTATGGTGTAGATAATAACTACTTTCAATACTTAATAGATAGATATCTGTATTCTGCAACTAATAACGCTATTATTACAGGTGTTACTAATATGATTTATGGAAAAGGATTAGATGCTTTAGATTCTAATAAAAAGCCAAATGAGTATGCACAGATGCGTAGTATTATCAAAGGTGATTGCCTTAAAAAAGTAGCTTTAGAAAGAAAGATGCTTGGTATGGGTGCTATGCAAGTAATAAAAGAGAAAGGAAAGGTTAAGAAGATTGACCATTTCCCAATGAATACATTAAGAGCAGAAAAATGCAATGATAAAGGAGAAATTGAAGCTTGGTATTATTTCCCTGATTGGACTAAAAAGAAACCATCTGAAAAAGCTAAAAGAATTCCTGCATTTGGATTCGGAAATGGTAATGAAGTTGAAATGTATGTGGTACATCCTTATGTTAGTGGATTCCATTATTACACTCCTATTGATTATTCAGGTGCTTTACCTTATGCTAAATTAGAAGAAGAAATAAGTGATTACTTAATAAACGATGTTCAAAACGGATTTAGTGGAACTAAAGTAATTAATTTTAATAATGGTGTTCCTACTGAAGAAATTCGTGATAAAATAAAACGTGACGTATTAGGTAAACTAACAGGTTCAAGAGGTGAAAAGGTAATTGTAGCATTTAATTCTAATGCTGAATCTAAAACTACAGTTGAAGATATACCTTTAAATGATGCACCTGCACATTATGAGTATTTAAGCACAGAATGTTTTGAAAAGCTAATTGTAGGACATAGAGTAACAAGCCCTATGCTTTTAGGTATTCGTGATACAGGAGGTGGTTTAGGTAATAACGCAGATGAAATTAAAACTGCTACTTTATTAATGGATAATATAGTTATTAAACCTTACCAACTTGAATTAATAAACGCTATTGATGAAATATTAGCAGTAAACGACATTAGTTTAAAACTATACTTTAAAACTATACAACCTTTAGAATTTGTAGATGTAAACGGAATGGATGCAGAAACAACCGAAGAAGAAACAGGTATTAAAATGAGTAGTCAAAGTGTAGCTGATTTACTAATTGAAAAAGGTGAAGAATTAAGTGATGAATGGTTTTTGATTGATGAAACGGAAGTTGATTATGATTCTGAAGAACAATTAGATGCTGAAATAGAAGCTTTAAACAACAAAGGTAAAAAAGAGCAAAGTTTACTTTCTAAAGTATGGAATTTTGCAACTACAGGTACTGCAAGACCTACTGCTAAATCTGAACAAGATAAAAACATAGATGGTGTTCAATTTATCACACGTTATGTTTATAGTGGTAATAGAACAGGAGAAAGAGAATTCTGTAATAAAATGATAAACGCTAATAAAGTTTACAGAAAAGAAGATATTGTATCTATGTCAAGCCAACAAGTTAATGCAGGATTTGGACCAAAAGGTGCTGCTAATTACGACATTTGGTTATACAAAGGTGGTGCAAGATGTCAGCATAAATGGTTAAGAAGAACTTATGCAAGTTTTGAAACTAAAATAGACCCTACAAATCCAAATGCAAAACCTTTGAGTATTGCTACTGCTGAAAAGTTTGGTTATAGAGTAAGAAACGATAAAGAAGTATCTATGAAACCTGCTGATATGGATTACAAAGGATACACAAAAGAGTATTGGGATAAAATGGGATTTACAAATTAGAAATATGGCATCAGCACTTTTTGTTACAAGAGAAGATATAGTTAAATACACAGCAATGAATGGCAATGTCGATACTGACAAATTCATTCAGTTTGTTAAAATAGCACAGGATATTCATATTCAAAACTATTTAGGTACTAAACTATACGATAAAATAAATGATGATATTGTAGCAGGTACTTTAGCAAGTCCTTATACAACGCTTTTAAGCAAGTATATTAAACCAATGGTAATACATTGGGCTATGGTAGAATACTTGCCTTATTCAGCTTATACAATAGCAAATAAAGGTGTATATAAACACAATAGTGAGAATAGTACAAATGTAGAAAAGAACGAGATTGATTTCTTAATTGAAAAAGAAAGAGATGTGGCACAACATTACACAAATAGATTCTTGGATTACATATGTTATAACACAGCTACATTCCCTGAATATAATGCTAATTCAAATGGTGATGTGTTTCCTGATTCTGAAGCAAACTTTGTAGGATGGGTAATATAGTTATGAAAAAAGAAACTTACAAGCCAAAAGCTGTTAATGTAAAAAAGCTTCAAATATTTTTAAATAAAATAAAAAATAAAAAATGAGTTTACAATTCAAACATAAAAAAGGAGATACTTTTGACCAAGTAATTTTTCAGGTTAAGATTAACAATATAGTTGTTGATTTAACAGGTGCTACTATTAGAATGCAATTACGCAAAAGTTATGATGATACAGTAGCTGCTTTATCTCTTACATCAGTTGCTTCTGCAGGTATTACAATCACAAACGCTGCAAATGGTGAGTTTAAAATAAACACTCAAATTATAGATATTCCTGTTTATAATTACGTTTATGATATTCAAATTGCTTTTTCTGATGGTACTATTAAAAGTAGTTGGATTTATGGTGGATTTAATATAACTAATGATGTAACAAGATAAAAATGGGTGACGATATTACAATTGGTGTAACAGAAGTAGTTAATAATATTGAAGTTACTGCACAGCCAAACGACCAAATAATTGATATAGATGTAATTGATAATTCTGATTCAGTTACTTTAAACGTAACACCTACTTTAATTGAAGTAAATATAGAAAGAGGTGGTTCTTTTGCGAGATGGGGAACTATCTATGGTAGTATCTTAGACCAAACAGACTTACAAAACGCTTTATTTAACAAAGCTGATTTAGTTAATGGTTTAGTTCCTGCTTCACAATTACCTTCATTTGTAGATGATGTTATTGAAGTAGCTAATTTTGCTTCATTACCAACTTCAGGTGAAATAGGTAAAATATACATTACATTAGATAATAATAAAATATATCGTTGGGGTGGTTCTACTTATGTAGAAATCGCTGCTAATAATGCTGTTTGGGGTTCAATTACGGGTACATTATCAAATCAAACAGATTTACAAAACGCTTTAAATGCAAAACAAGCTACACTTGTATCAGGAACGAATATAAAAACTTTAGAAGGACAAAGTTTACTTGGTTCAGGTAATATTGACTTATCTAAATCTGATGTAGGATTAGGTAACGTAGATAATACAAGTGATGCAAATAAACCTATTTCTTCAGCAACTCAAACTGCTTTAGATTTAAAAGCTAATATATCAGGTCAAGTATTTACAGGTGCTATTAGTGCTACTAATTTAAGTGGTACAAATACAGGTGACCAAGATTTATCAGGATTAGTACCAAATACAAGAACATTAACTATTAATGGAACTACTTTTGATTTAAGTGCAAATAGAAGTTGGACAATTAGCGCAGGTGTTTGGGGTTCAATTACAGGTACATTGAGTGACCAAACAGACTTACAAACTGCTTTAAATTTAAAAGCAAATGATGCTGATGTAGTTAAATTAACAGGCAACCAAACTATTACAGGTACTAAAACTTTTAATGTATCAGGGGCAAACAATATAAACATAACTAATTCAAGTACTTTTTTAGGACTTAACATTACAAACTCTTCTACAGGAAAAGGTTTACAATTAGATAATACAGGTTTAGGTGAAGGTTTTTTACTTCAAAATCAGAATGGTAGAGGTTTTACATTATCAAATAATGGTACAGGTACAGGTTTAGCTTTATTTTGTAATGGTACAGGTTCAGGAATGTTTGTTACTTTAGGTTCATCTTCAACAAAAGGAATAGAGTTTCAAGGTAATAGTGGTTTCACAGGAAGTTCCATTTTTATTAATAATATTTCAGGTTCTACAGGTAATATAATTAGGGGTCAAAGGATTGGTTCTGATGTTTTTGTTGTAGACTATTTAGGTCAAGTAGGTATTGGAACAGGTACACCAAATACTCCTTTAGATGTTGTTTCAAATGTTTCAGCAAGAAGTTTAAACATAAGAAATAGAAGTGCTAATGATTTAGCGAATATAATGTTTTCTACAAATAATGGTTCAACAGATAACGCAGCTATTGGTTGGACTACAGGTAGATTAAGATTTATGTCAGGTGGTAGTGGAGATGCTAATGAAAGATTAAGTATTTTAACTAACGGTAATGTAGGTATTGGTA